CTTTTCACCCCATCAAATTAGCTTTCACATGAAACATAATTTGAATACATTTATTCTTGTTGCTTGTGCCCCGGATAAGGGGAAGGTTCGCTTGTACCCAGGCTCTTTGATCCTGGAGCTTGTGGACTCTGGCTTGAAGCTTGAGCCTTTGGCTCAGGGCTTGCAGGCTTGCTGCTTGAAGCTTGAGAGCTTGTGAGTTTGCGCGCTTGTAGCTTGCGCTCTTGTTCCCTCCGGAACTTCCGTAACTCTGCATAATACTTCGGGGATCTAAATACCATTAGTGTTTACCATAACATATGTTAGCCACGTCCCTGGACCAGCATGCCCGGCAGTCCTTGCATTCATTGCCCTGGTCAGGCGCTGCACAGGTCCTGTCTTCAGGCTTCGTTGAAACAGTTGACGTCCATGGCCAGTGCTTAACCGGTCCTTGGTTTATCATATGTGAACTAATTCTTATAATTAAATTTTCAGGCACCACGTCCGGGTCCATCAGCGTTAAGAATTTAACTTCGCGCGTGGGCATCCAGTGCCGGGTCCCTGGTGTACGCTTGCACACTTCAAAAATATTTTTTAAATGCTCCGGGCTCTGTATGTCTCCTGAGTCATGCCACCTGAACCACTTCTCACCTGTGATGAGAGTCACCATCGCATCAACCCAGCGCGGGTCCTTCAGTGCTTGCAGCCTACGCTGTAGGGCGTCCTGGACGTTCCTGAACCTGTACCGGCCCTTCAATGCATAACAGCCAGCGCAGACGCTGCCTGGTACTTTGACCAACTTGGCCCCGGTAATGCATGCTTGAGCTGGCAGGTTGTGCGCCGGTCCAGGCATCTTCGATGGCTTCGACAGGCCACCGGTTATTTTTCTAGCTTCTTTTTTTAACATGTTTTTTTCTCCTATAAATTCCTATAACAGGATATAATTTTTTTGTCAAGCTTGAGGCTTGGGCGCGGCAGCTTGTGGCTTGTGCATTATAACCATTGTCCCTGAGCCAGCGCTCATGGTTCACTAGTATCTTGAGGCTTTGCGCGCCGGGTTGTCTACTCATCTTCAAAGATCCCGAAGTATGGCAACGGCTGCACACCATCCTCTTTTATTTTTTTTAACAGAATTTTTTCTGCCTGGTCCTCGTCCTGTGCTTCTATGGTCAGGCCATCGTAGGGCTGCAGCTCATGCTGCATCCCTTCAAAGTCCATTTGTATTTTAAATTTTGGCATCAGTCTAATAGTACCATGTAAGCTTTGGCGTTATTTTTTTGAAACCAGGTCAGCAGCTTTCGCATCTTAGCCCAGTATTTGCTGTGGCCATCGGCACCGAATACCCGGTCCTCAATTGTAGCCTGCAACTCATACTTAAAAATTAAGTCATGCTTCTCCGCTTCCTCAGCTGTGAGCTCAACGCTTTCACCGTTGAACCTGTTACGTCTTATTTCTTTTGTCATGTTGTCCTCACTTTCTAATCCCATTATATCCTAGAGCTTGGGACCTGTCAAGCTTGAAGCTTGGGCCCCGATTCATGAGGAGCCCGGGCGGGCCCACCCAATAAAAAAAATAGGGCCGGGCGCTCTTCCCACCAGCAATTGTATACATTGCGGCAGTAATAGCGCCAGGTCCATTCCTAACAGATTGGAATTAGTTTGATTTCTTTGCTTTGCCACCCTGAACCATAACTTCATGATCGTCAAACCCTGCTTTGCTTAGCAAGTTTCCTATTTGTGAGATCATCTTAACTTCAGCATGTTTCTCGTGTTTGTCTTTGTATTTAATATATTCCTTGTTTGTAATAACAGGCTCAAACTTGGTATAATAAAACAAAGTTCCGCGATCGTAACCATCTTTTACTCTGGTTGATTTTTGAGTTGATACATGCCATTGATCATTTTTAAAGATATAAATATATTCTATAAAAATGTCTCCTTGTATCGCGTTCATAAACATCCCTTCATCTCTATAGGTTTTGGCTGGTTCTTCTTTTCTTTCCCAGTCTCTTCCATAAAAGCTACATTCATTTATGGTATCTCCCAGGTAGCTGGCGTCTCCATAATAAAATAGTTCTTTGGCAAGGTGCCTATGTTGATAATTATCCACCAGGCATTTACCAACGCCATATGGATACCCATCAGAGTGAACGTATATTACTTTCACTTTTTTAGTCTTCGGGTCTTCTATTGCTATATTACTTCTTGTTGACATAATTGTTTTTCCTTTCTGTTGTTATCTTATATTATATAGGATCAAGTGTCAAGCTGTCCTGTGCAGGCAAGAGATCTCTGTTCTAGACCTGTATCTCCAAACTCATACCGTTTCGCGACCTGTACTATAGTGGGTCAATTCCCACAGCGACCAGCTTGAACCCTGATCCCAGATCCAATTACTACAGGTTTCGTCTCCTGCAAGTTTATGCAATTGGATCAGGGATCAGTAGTAGGTTAGTGTAGTTGACAACAAACCCTAACTTAGCATCTTTTTTTGATACGCTACTATCTGATCCCAGATCCAATACACATCACTCGAGATTATTCCTGACTAGCATATTGGATCAGGGATCAGTGCTTGGCAACTGGCTCGAAACCTATTGCCAAACGCATGTCCCATTACTTTAGAATTATTCTAAACTAATTCAATAATTTTATCCTTTCTGTTATGCAACTTGCAGTTGCGTTTTTGTACTGCCAACTGCAAGTTAGCTTAAATGTTATATTTAAGTTTTTATAAATAAATATAAATTACCATATAATCCTATTGACAAGGTTTGTCAAGTAGTATATAAAAATATTTATGCAAATAATTAAAAACAGAAAGGAAAAAACATTATGAGCAGAATAAGACTAAATCAAGAGTATCGGAACAAGATTGCTAATAGAATGAGAGTACATCTTGAACAAGAAGATACTATTGAAAAACAAAAGTATGACGAACTAAAAGCAGATCAGATTAACATAAATGATAATGCTTGGAAAGTTGCAGAAAAAATAGTTAGACGACATTATACTTTAGATGATGTAGCAAAGGCACAATATCTACAAGATAAGTTTGAAAATGTTGACACTATCGCTAAAGATAGTTGTTTCCATTTTCATTATATGGGTGTTGTCGAAGAAAGGGACTATGACAATAAACCAGTAGCAAGAGAAAAAGCTATTGAAAAACATTTTGATTTTAGATTAAATGGCGACATAGATGTTGACAATAATTCTTCACATTCAAGAGGTGACAACGAGTATGGTTATGCTTTGTTTCGTGATGAACTAAAAGCCCAAGATGATTGCAACCCAGATATTTTGATTGAACAAGAGGGCAAAGACCACAACCCACATAGAACAAAATATGTTGACAACAATAATAAATATCTTGGTGATGATGACAAAGGTTATGGCAAAGAGTGGAACGACAAATACCAATTAGATTTAATTGGTAGAAATTATTGTAGAGATCGTTCTATTGCTTGTACTGAACAAGAGTTCCAATTCTTAATTTCTTGGAAACAAGCTAAAGGAAAATTTGTTATTGCACATCATAAATGGATTAAATCTATTTTAGATCAGATGAAAGAAATTAAAGTTGGTTTAAAAGGTTATAAATATTTAGACGAAGCAATTGAACTTGCAACTGAACTTGGATTAAATATTAATGACGCAGAAATAATCAGAACTAACTCTACTGGCTTAACTATCTACAATCCTAAAAATCTAGCAGATAGAATAAAAGGAATGAAGAATAAAAAGGTCAAAACTAAAGCAGAAAAAATAGCAGAACGACTATTATACGAGCAACAATCACAAGTTGTAAATTAAAGACTTGACATTAATGGGGTATTACTATAATATCCCATTAACTAACAGAAAGGAAAAAATGACAAATAAAGTTGATCTTAATAACATACCAGAATACCAGAAAATTTTGTTATTACTTACTATGCAAATAAGCATAAAAAAATAATCACTAGAAATGGGAGTTGGACAAAGCCAAATGATTTTATGACTACTGGCAAAGCGTTCATTTCTAAAAATGGAGTAGTTTGTTTTATCTACTGGGACAATGACGCTGAGCCAGATGAAAAAGGCAACCAATGGAGAATGGCAAAAAATCCAATGACAATAAAAGCAACAACAACAATAGAGGGATAAATGATATACTTTTTAGTAAGAAAATTTCATATTGCAGATAGTAGTATGAAACCCGAGTATCAAATTGATAAACATACTAGCAGTTTAGATCAAGCAAATAAATTTTTATCTGCTTTAACTTTGTTAGAAAATAATAAACATATAACTTGGCACATTGTTAAACACGATTTCAATGAGCCATTAATTTTAACAAAAGAAGTAGCATAATGGAAACAGATATAATATGGATTTTATTATTCATAGGTTATGCAATCGGATTAATTCCGATTGCATACTTTGGCATTGTTGGAACTAACGAAGCAATAGATCATCAAAACAAATTACATAAATCTTTTGAAAGGAATAAAAAAAATGAGCAATTATAATTGGTGTCATAATCCAGATTGCCATACGATTGAAACACAATCAAGGATTCGTGGAACTGGCGACAATAAAGTTTTAAGAACTATAAAAATAAAAGTTGGCAGATATAATTATGGTAATGATAACACTCCGAGTATTTGGGATTACTTCTGCAACCAGAATTGTTTAATGTCTTTTTTACATAAGTTTTGCGTTGAGATTGCTAACACATATTCAGTTAAGCAACCAAGTGAAACACCTATTAAAGTTGAGAAGAATAAGTATGAGAGTTATAAATATGAATGGAATAGCGAGGGTGGAACAACAAGAGTACCATATCAAGCAACAAGAACAACAATAGTAAGGAACAATGAATAAATAATTAACCTATAAAATCCTACACTATGTCAATAGACATAGCGTCCATTTTGGGTCGCCCTCCTACAATATCCTATGCAAAAACTGCATAGCTCAAGTCACTATGGGGAGCGCGGGCGGGCCCACCCCAGTCATAGAGGTACCAGGACCAGGCAGCAATCCAAAAGCAAAACAAAGACCCAACACCCCCTAAAACAAAAAGGGGTCCCAAGTCTACCCTTTATTGTCTAATTCAGACGATTAGTGTATAACTTTTGAAAACATATTTAAGATATGCAAGACACAGAAAATATTACAAAAAATTTGGAGGGATTAACTCCAGAAGAAAGCGCTAAACTAATTGAACTTCAAAGAAGCGTAGCATTAGATGAAGCTCGTCCAAATATTACAAAAAATTTTTTAAGTTTTGTAAAATACGTTTGGCCTGAGTTTATAGAGGGATCCCATCATAAAATTATTAATAAAAAATTTAATGATCTCGCTAACGGGAAAATTAAACGATTAATCATTAACATGCCGCCAAGACACACAAAGTCGGAGTTTGCCTCATACTTACTCCCGGCATGGATGATTGGAAACAATCCTAAATTAAAAATTATTCAAGCAACTCACACAGCCGACCTTGCAATTGACTTTGGACGTAAAACTAAAAACTTGGTTGATGATAAAAATTACCAAGAATTGTTTACCACTAGACTTCAAGAAGATAGTCAGGCAGCAGGGAAATGGAAAACTGAACAAG